TTTCTTTACTCCTGTTTGTAGAAATTTTGAAAATTCAATGTCTGCTGTTTTAAAAGATTCTGCTAGTCCTATAAAAGCAGGCCCTAAACCTTTTGTGGCTTTTTGAGTATCTAGCATACGTTGTCTTAGTTTGTCTAGTATCATGTCCGCATCTTCTGGGCCTTTGATTAGAGCATTTAAATCTATTCCTTTCATTAGATCTGGATATAATCCAGTATCAAACAGTCCTCTGAAAGTTTTAAATCTTTCATCATCTTTTATAGCAGCCAAAGTATCCATTTGGGAGTTTGTAAAAACTTCTGTAGCTGTTAATATTTGGTTAAAAGCATCTTTATACTCTCCTGCCCCTTCTAGCGACCCTCTATTTTTAAAGACGTCCTGTCCACCACCACCTAAGGGATTTATGTCTGTTGTAAAACTTTCTGACCCTTGTTCTTTTAATTTATCAGCTAATTTTACATCATTTTGTTTTCTTATTAGTTCTTCCATTTTATTAACAGCTTCGTCTATAGTATTTGAAAGAATTTGGTATTGACTTGTAATTGAAGCAGCTGGGTTACCTAAAAGTCTTTGAGCCCTGTCAAAAGCATCTACCTTTCCAGGTAAACTATCAAGTATGTCTGCTAAATCTTTTTGAGATTTTTTCATTGCTTCAGTTTCTTTAGTTTTCATAGCATTAGAAATTGCACCACCAATTAAACTTGCAAAAAATACAATTTGTCCAATAACAGGAATAGCATTAATAAGAGCAGTACCAAATAGTTTTGCACTAGTTGTTGCAAACATAAAACCTGACTTAGTCAGTGCTAAGCCTTTTGTAAGCGCAGGAACATGAACTCTACCTGTTACAGAAGTAACTTTTCCTGCAGACATCATTTCCAATTTATATCTTTTTGTAACTCCTGCTGTTTTCTTTAGCATTTCTGGTAGAGCTTTGAATCCTGATAGTCCTGATTTTCCTTGCATCTCTCCCATTATACCAGCAGTACCTTCACCAGCTTTAGATTTTGCATCTGCCATTCCAGCAGCTCTAAATGAAGCACCTTCACCTACTTCTGCTGCTTGAAGCTCTCGAAGTTTTGAAATTTTTCTGTTTATTGCATCTATTTCACGATTTTTTTGTGCTATTTCTTCTTCACCTAGCTTTCTGCTTCTTGCTCCATTTGCTCTACCACTAATTACTTGAGCTTGTAATTTTTTCTGAGAGGCTGATAAACTGTTTAATCCTCTGCTATAATCTTTTGCGGTAGCAGTACCATCCATAAATTTCTTATTTAGATCTTGAAAAACTTTTCCACCTTTTGCACCTTCTGACATAGCTGCTCGTAAACCTGCTGTTTGTGCCATAGCAGATTCTTTTGCGGCTGCTGCACTGACTTGTAAATCTCTTGCTGTTTTTAAAGCTCTATTACCACTCTCTGCAAGAATAGGTAACATTTGTTTTGCAAAGGTACTGGCCACCATTAAAGCAGCACCTGCTAACATAAACATATTCTTTGATAGCATTTCAACAAAAGCTGTTACTCCTGCGTTATTTATAAAACTTAATAGTTTTTCGGATAAATCTGCCAATGCTCCAGCAAGCCTATCGTAAGGGTTGGTATCTACAGCGTTTGCTATTCCACCAAACTTTGCTTCTCCTTGAATAAGAATCTCATTCATAAAGGCTTGTCTTCGTTCCATTTGAGTAAGTGCACTACCTGCTTTTCCTAATTGTGCTGCATACTTTTCTACTGCGTCATCAAGACGTACCATGATACCTAATTCATCCAAGATTTCAGGTTCTAGTTTAATAGCACCTCTTGTTAACCTGTCAAAAGCATCTCCAAGATCTCTACCTAATGCAAGGGAAGCTCCCTTTGCAATTTTAGCAAGTCCGCCTAATTCTTTCGCCCCAAAGCCACCCGAAGCACCTAAAGCAGCACTTCTAAAAGCTTCTTCTGTTGAGATTGCGCCCTCAGTAATATCTTTGAGCCCTCGTGCCATGACTGACAGAGTTTGTCCAGATTGGTTACCCATAGCTTCTAAACCTTGTGTCAAGGCGTCAAATCTAGCAGCACTTCTGAGTGCATTAAACATTGCCGTTGCGGCAAAGACGTTAGCGGCTAAAGTAGCATATGCTCCAACCAAACCAGAAGAACCGCTCCCAATGGTTTGTTGCATTTTTGAAAAAGATTTAGTACCGTTTGCAACTCCAATTACACCTTTTTGCTGTTTGTTAAAAAATTGATCCTGTTGTTTTCCAGCATTTTTCATGCTGTTACCAGTATTTTTTACTTCTTTACCAAGTTTATCAACCTGTCCTGTGACCAGTTTAATATTCTTGCCTTCAGCTATAATTTTTAGTGTAAGTTCTTGTGCCATTAGTTTTTCTTGATTCTATCCATTTGGCTCTTAATAGCCTGCTGTGATTCTTTTATTGCTCTATTCTCTAGGAATAGTAATGTTTCTAAAAGATATTCTTTTTCATGTTCTCGTATACAATAAAGTTTACATAAGATATCTAAGTTTGTATAGTCTTTGCCAACAAACCCTACCTCTGAGTAAACTCGGTCACCTAACTCATAAAATAATTCTATTGCAGTTGTAACCGAATCTGGAAAGTCTTCCCAATCGGGAGGACATCTGTCCCAGTCTATTTCTTCGCCAGTCTGCTCCATCATTCGCAGATACTGGTCTTTGTTCATACCTATTGCATTATGATCCAGGTATATCTTTAATTTCTTTTGTATCGTTTCTTTTGACTTGGCTACGAAAATTTTCTAAATCGAAGACTACCTCGTTGAGCCAGTTGTCGAACTCAGTTGAGTTTTCGACTAATTGTTGAGCATTTTCTTGATTAAAAGGTAGTTGTTCCTCTGTATCTTGACCATCAAGGTTTACTAGTACTAAGTCTTCAAGGTAACCAAGTTTTAGCCCTTTCCAACCTTTTACAGTAGATTCTGTAAATTCTTTTACGAATTTTTCATCGTCAAGACTCTCTTCAAAGCCTCTTGTTTTTCTATTAAATTTACTTGAAGTACATCTTTTTCGTAATGCTACAAGTTCTTTTCGGGATAGGTTTGCTAGTTCGACTTCAAATCCATCTAGTCCTGGGAATTCTACCCAAGTGGTCTTTGTATCGACCAATAAGTTTTTTAAATCCATGTGTTATATTCTCCTATGAATATTGTGTAATGCTTGTTCCTACTGCAGTATTGTCTGCTGATCTAAAATCGTAGCTTTGAGTATAAACGCTAGTTACTGCCATTCGAGCAGTAAATGAAGCGGGATTAATATTTATTTTAAAAAATCCACTATCACTACTATTCTTGCCAACTTGTACTGCTTTTATAGTTATATTACTATTAGTACTAAAGTCATCAAATTGTGTTATATTATTATCTGTTTGGTATTGTTGAACTGCTCCCGAGACAATTCTACTACTTACCGTGTATGCACTAGGATACATAGCATTACTAGCGTTAGTAACTGCTAAGCTTTCCTGAAGTGTTTCAAAGGGTGTCCACGCAATATCATTTTGAATCATAAGTGTCGCGCTTATAAGGCTCGACATACTTAGACTATCTATTGTTGCTACTGGGTAAACTAAAAGAGGTGTTCTTGTGGCTGACTCAGATTGAGCGTTGCCAGGAATGGTATAACTTTCGTTACCTACCTTCGTTAATTTTGTTCCTTGTCCTTCTACTTGTACTACAAAGGGAACTCTTGGATTAAATCCAAAATTTGCTGAGGCTATTGCACAGCTTTCTACCTTAAATGTAGCACTTCCTGTCTGAACGTATAAATCAAATGATTTTAACTGTTGAGTGGTAATCCCACTATCAACTGTTCCTACCAAATCAGTTATTAAATCCATAATAATGGACTCGTCCTTTTCAAGTGTTAAAGGAACTTCAAAATTAAACGAAGCAGGATTTGCTTTCGTTATATTTGATCCCTCGAACATTTTTGATTGATCGTGCAAAGTCTTTACTGAATACGAATCTTCCGCAAATGTTTGGGAAAAAGATATGGCGGTATTAGTATATATTCTATACTTGTTCCCGCCATATACTATATATAGCTTACTCTCCTTGAGAAAACTATGAGACATTAAACTTAAGCGTCTAGTGCAGTAGCACCTGTCGCTAGATACCCAGCTTGGGTATGCGAAGTGCCGCCTAAGTATTTAACTGTAATTTCATCACCAGTTAAAAGATCTGTACCATGAGCTGCGAACTCTAATGATGCAGAGATTAGATCACCAACTTCAACTGTCGGGATGGACAACTGAGCTTTTGGCATATTAAATTCGACGCCTGGTGCAGTGAAATCATCTGCTCCCATAGCATCACCATCTGATCCAACAGCTCCGGACACACCCATGAATAAACGCATGTCAAACACGTTTGTTACAAGGTCAGTTGCGCCAGATAAATCTGTTAATAGTTGGTTTGAACCATTTGATTTGGTGTCAAGGTACATGGTTAAAGAACCACTAATTACCCTAGCGCCTGTAAATGAGCCAATCGGCTTATCTACAACACCAATAGTTTCTGGTGTTACATAAGTAACGTTGTTTGCAATAGTTAGAGAACCACCTGTGATATTAATATCATAAGTTCTGTCATCTAAACCATTTGAAGCAGACCCACCACCTTGTGCATCGGCGTCAAGATATAGTGTTGAGAGTTTGTTTCTCAAGTAATCTGCGTCTGATGGACCAGTAGTATCTACATAGTTATAAGTCTCTACAAAAGTATCAGTACTACCACTAGTTGGTGCTGCTTCTGAAGTTCCTTGAATTATGAACTTTGAAGGATCTTCTAGTGCTTCTCCTACTTGATCAATAGTTGTTGCGTTACCAGACCATGTGATCTGTGCAATACCATCAATAGAGAAGTCTACTTCTGCTTGGTTGACCTGTGCATCATTCAACCTGTATGTTGTGTTTTCTAGTGCAAAGAACAAATTCAGTTTCATGAGTTCATGAACATCTGATTTTGCAAAAGTACATTGTGAACCGTTTTGAGCAGTAGTTCCTACTACTACACCACGTCCGTCAGCTGCTGCGTCTCCAGGTAATGCTGTACCTGATAGTGCTGCCCATAGAATGTTTTCAACACAGTCATGGTCTAATGCAGTTCTAAAACTTGCTGAGCCATGAACGAATGGTCGTACATAAGTACCGAATGACCATTCTGCAGGTGGTAAAGAGTCATTGAATCTTTTTGAACCCCTATTAGGTGCTGCACCAGCTTCTGAGATAGAAACATCACTAGAGTCTGAACCCTGTGAAAAACTATATCCGTCTAGTACACCAACTCTAAATGTGTTGGCTGTTACTTCGTTGCCTTTGAACTTTCCTGTTCCTGTTCTTCCGCCATCTGCTGTTGTTGTTGCTGCGATTGAATCCACAGTTACAATAAGTCCTGATGCGCCAGAATTATCTGTTCCTGCGTAATTTTGGACGGCACTCTCTGTTGCAGTTTCATCAACTGCAAATGCTGCGCCCCTAAAGTTATTTGGTACCATAATACTTCCTACTGGGCCAGTTGAACTGCCTCCAGTAATTGTTTTTACTATACACTTAAAGCCTGTACCGTTACTAGAAGTTGTTCCTAGTGTTACGATGTCGCCTACGGCATATCCAGTTCCTGCAGTAGATACATGACAAGTTTTCACTCCGCCAGTTGCACCAACTCCATTTACTGAGCTCACAAATACTTTAGTATTTCTTGATAGATTTAAAGCCATTTGCTTTCTCCTATTTTATCGTCTTTGAAAGTACGTCGCTAGATTTTTATCAGCGTTTGTAATTTCGGTTAATACCTACACTCTAAAGTCATTTCACCAATTCCGAGTGGAGTTAACACTCCTTCATCTGTGGATAGTGACGTTACAGTTAAGGAAGTCGTTGTTAGTTTTGGACTTACAGTATCATCATAAGTTAAAACATCATTATTGTCAATGACCCTTTCAATATCTTCCATTAAAAGTGCCAAGACCTCTTGTGGATCTTCTTGGTCTTCGACATAAACTCTTACATCTAACTGCAAGAATCTCCATTTAAACTCACCGGGTTGATACTCTCTAGTTTCATCTCCAGGGACTACACAAAGTTTTGGGTACTCCTGAATTTGATCTAAAAATATCATTCCTGAATGAGCATTATTAAATACGTTTGAGTTGAATGGATGATTACCATCAATCTCTTTAATTTTTTCCACCAAGGCATCAGTTATTTTTCTTCGTGCTGTTCTGTATGTTGATGCCATTATCTTCTCCTAAGACTTGCTAATTTTTGAGTTGTATATGCCATTGCTAAATTTCTTACGCTTTTTGCAATAAGAGGCTTAGGGTTATAGCCACTTGGCCATCTCATTTTACCTGTATTTTCAAAAGTCTCGTAAGGACTAGTCATATAATTATAAACTCCACTTAACCCGCCAGCAGTTGGTCTAAGTGATTCTAATTCTACGCTATTTGAAAATCTACCAGTCTGATTTATTAATGCTGGTCTTCCCATGTTTCTTCTGACTTCTGCTGGAAGTCTTTTGTTAATTAAAGTAATTAACTTAGCTGTTTCTCTTTCTTGATTTGCATCTGGTCTCTCTCTTTGTGCAGCTCTCATTGGAGGTATTTTTATTTGTTTAAATTTATTTGGACGATTTCGTACTACTTTTGCTTTTTTATTTTTAGGCTTAGCTGCTCCACTCTTTGCAGTACTTGAATTATATTTTCTAGGTTTTTTACCTTGTGCAACTTGCATTATTTGCTTATTAAACTGTGATTGTATATCTTCTGAACCTTCAAACCTATGCCAAGGAACTCCTCTTAATGCCTCAAAAAATTTAGTATTCTGTTGCCTTAAAAAAGCACTTGCAGCCATTCCGATTTCTCGTTCGATCAACCCTTTTTCTTTTCGGTTAAATTCTGCTTTAACTAGTTGTATTTCTACTTCACCTTTATCATTAAAAACATCTACTTGAGTTTTTTTAAGTAATGAATACTTCTCTTGTCCTGTATTGTTAATAAAGTCTGTAACAATCTGTTTTCTAGTTCTGTTGTCCCCTACTTTCAATTCGGACAAAGCAAGACTTGTTATAAATAGTCTTCTTATTTGTTCTGTTAATTTAGCAACCTTTATTTTTGTTACTTTTATTTGACCTCTTATACTAGGCTGTCCATCATCTTCTCGTTTAATTTCTCGTAGCTCAATTGACTTATATTTAGTACTTTGACCGGGTCTTCCCCATATTGCATCATTATTTAGTAAACGAAGCAACCCTTCGTATATTATTCTCATTCTAAAAGAAACTACGCTAAACTCTTTGTGATCTGCATCCATATTGTCTACTTTAGTAAGAAATCTAAAAGATTCTACTACTTTGTTCCAATCATAACCTTTTAAAAGTTTTCTCATCTCTGGATCTTGAACCATATCAAGTACCATGTTTACTGTTACTATATCTATATTGTCTGCTGATTTTGCATATTCTTCAAATGCATCAAGTTCGGGGGTTAAATGCTTATTTAAATGTGTTCGTACTTCAGTAGATGTTATAGTAACAAAAGATTCCCATTTATCTACTAAGTCACTAAACGTTTCAACCTTAGAAACACCTAAGAAATCAAAAACTAGTTGTCTTAACGGCCTCTCTTTTCTGTCAGGCATTAGCTATAGATTTTATACATATCGAGTATTCTCTTGATATGATCTGGAAAACCTATGTTACCTGCTAAACTAGAAGATACTGCGTTTTCCACAGTTGCTCCTGCAATCGTCATTCTCTCTTTTCTTTCGTCTTTTAAGTAGTACTTGATCAAATCAAATACTGCTAGTTTTAAATCATCTGGTGTAGAAACATATCCTGCTTTATACACTACTTTGACACTCTTTGGGCCTTTAGGCCAGCTCTTAGTACCCGAATCACTCGTACGAGTAATACTGTCAGAGTCGTCATTGACTACATATTCATATTTACCACTATTATTGGAATTTTCCGTAATGAGGGTGACATATGCATCTGCTTGTCCTGTTCGTTCTTCTACTGATACTACATCTATAATTGGAGATTCTTCCAAAATTATAGTATCTACTAAATCATCTTTGACTGTAAAAAATTCAGTCTTATTGGTTGCGGCATAATCGATTATAGTACTACTACAATAACTTTTTACTAATTGACTTACTTGATCAATAATAGTATTGATTCTTGCGTCATTTTGAACTCCCTGTAATCCAGCGAAGTCTTTGTATTGTTGTAATGTTACTAAATCTGCCATAATTTTTTCTTAAAAACATTGGAGGGAGNTAAACCCCCTCCAAATATTCGCATTAGCTATTAACTAGCTTTGTACTGTAGTGCCCAAGTTGAAGTAGAAGCATCAATCATATCGATGAATCCAATTCTTT